CAACGACAACGCAAGTCTCATCGCGCCACCACGGCCACCACTCCGGCGCGGCTCCGCCAAACGGATGCGATGTCATGCAACTGTCGGATCCCGGAGCATGTACAGAATTGCAGTGACCGGAAGCGGAAGCTTTCCCATCTGGAAAGCACCCTCCGGGTCTTGATCCTGGTTCTTGAAGAAGTAGCCAACGAGCATGATTGTAGCGAGGGCGACGTCATCCGGGACGCCCCCACTTACCGGATCGCCGCCGCTGTCGAGATCGAGAACGGCTGCCGCCCGGCCCTTCAGATGCTGGATCACACGCCGGGACGCCGCGCCTATCATGAGCGTCAGCATCGCGTCATCGTCGTCCTCGTCGATGCGAAGGACTTCCTTGACCTGCTGGATGGTGACGAGCGCGACCATCAGATTTTCACCTTGGCCGGTTCTCTCGTCGCCTTGACCTCGCCATCGCGTCCGTCCCTGCCCTTCTTGGCGGCAAGGGTCCAATGCTTTTCGGCGCCATCTGGCTTCGAAGTCGTTACAGCCTCATCGCAATGCCAGAGCGAGCCGCCCCACGTCACCGTGTCGCCCTTCTCATAGGCCTGACCTTCTTTGAAGACGCCGCGGTAAATCATGGCCGGGATACCGAGTTCGACGCTGTAACCTGTATCGGAACCATCCTGGAACTTGAGGACAACAGTCCGGCCGTCATCCATCAGTTCTGCGTCGAAGTGCTTGAGCGAAAACCCGTCCTTGCCGTCTTTGGGGCGTGGAATGGCATCGACCTTCTCGGCAATGCTTTTCTCGATCGCCGCCATGTCAGCGTCTTGGCCATCCTTCCCGACGAATACGCCAAGGTCACGAGTTGTCCCGTCGCTCATAACGGCGACGAGCTTGCCGCCTTCGGCTCGGAACATTTCCTTGACGTCGAGCCCGTCCTTGCCATCCTTCGGCAAGGGAAGCTGAGAGACGCGCTTCTCGACCTCCGAGGATATCAGCTGAGCGACGTCATCAACGGTAACGCTGGTGCCGTCCTTTGGCGCCGGAATTGCCGAAAGGAATTCATCGACACGCTTTTCAAGCGCCGGCATGACATCATCTATGGACACGCTCGTGCCGTCCTGGCCGTCGCGGGGGACAGGGATGGCCGGCGCGGCCTTTTCGACAGCTGCCAAGACAATGGCGTCAATATCGGGCAGTTGAGGCACTTCGGGGAATGCCGGAATTTCGATCGCTTCGACGGCCGATTTAAGCGCCGCCAGATCGGAAGACAGGTCAATCGGCGCGGGCAACGTATCGATACGCTTCTCGATTGCTTCAAGACGAGCCGATACCACGCCAAGCTCTCGTGCAACATAGTCCTTGACGATCGACACAACCTCCGCGCCGAATGCCGTTCCATCAAAACCTGCCATCACCAAAGCCCTTTTCGGATTTCGTTCAGAGCCTTGGCGGCTTCCAGTTCATCGGAATTGTCGTTGGCGGGCGCCGCGACTGGTGTGACGACGGTCGGGTTGTTCGCCTGCTCGATCAACTGCTTGTCGCGAGCCGCAATAGCCTCGATGCTGTGATCCTGCTGCTGGAGATAGACGGTATCTCCCCCTGTCTTCATTGCCTTGGCATCGACACGGCGGCGGCGTTCGTCCAGCGTCAGCACGCTCTTGGCCTTCTCCAGCACATCGAACTGGGTAACGCTGTCCATGCGAAGGAGACCGTCAACGTCGAATTCCGTGCCTATGCCATCAGCCATGCCCAAACCTTCATCTAGGCAAAGCTCAATTGCCTCAATGAGAACCTGCAGGCACTGCGAATAGTATTCGACGTTGAGTGATTGGATATTGTTGTAGCTTGGCATAGAGCCAACGCCGATCTTGTACGGTGGGACATGGTAGGTCGAGCAGACCACTTCCGACGTCCACTTGAGCTGCTCAATCATCTGACTGTCAGTAGACTTGGCGCGCATCGCTTCGTATGTAAGGCCATCGCCGAGGACAGCTACCTTCCCGGCTTTGTCGCCAGAGAAATTCGTATCCCAGTACTCTTTGAGGCGGGATGCAGTTTCTGGCGCGATTTCCCCCGGAGCCGTCAGGACGCCGCCAGGGCGAGCTCCATTCTGGAAGAAGGTTGTGCTATCGCTCTGGATTGCAAGTCCCTGCGTTGAAGCAAGCCCTCCAGCGAAGATAGGCGACAAACCGACAAGCGGGTGAAAGAAGCAGTTGAACCGATCGTGAATGATTTCACGCGCGGGCACGACAATGCTGCTCTGCACCCCGGCCAGCGAGTCGGCATTGATTTGATAGAAAACGGTTCCATCGTCCGAAATCAGAGGCGTAACAAGGCGTGGGTCAAGCACGTAGAGCTTAACCACGACACCGCGACCGTCGCGCTGCTTGAGAATGTAGGCATTCCCAAACTGCAGCTTCGAAAGAACCCAACATTCTATGAACTGCATGCGGTTCTGGAAATCGTTCGGCTTGCGTAGGACCGGTGAATAGGCTGGATTCGTCGCCTCGCTCCAGATACCAGTCTCGTCCCTCATGACAAGCTTTATCCGCAGTTTTGCGATGTCCGAAGCAATCAGGGACCTACAGGCAAAGTCGGCATGGTACGACAACACATTGTCGAGACTCACTTCGACGTTACGCTGCCACGCCCCGGCATAGCTTTCGAGGATGCGAAACCACCCACCACGGTTGACCGGGGAAAGGGAACCCGCCTTCTGTCGCTCCCCGGTAAAAGGGACAGGAAGACCGAGAACGCGCATTAGGACGCCGCCTCGGCCTCTGCGATCTTTTCGCGCAGCCTTGCCTCATCCCAGCCCATGAATGGGCGCTTGCCCAGCACGCGCTCATACTCCGCCCGCAGAAGCGTGATCTCGTCGTGCTGAGGGATGGAAGCCGGCTTGACGCCTTCTACGGCTCGCATATCGCGGCGCTCATAGCCGAGCTTGCCAAGGATGCGGGCATAGCGAGGATCGGACGACTGCAGCGCGCGGTTCATGTAACCGTTATTCTTCTTCATGTCGGGACCTCCGAGAAATGGGAGCCCGCCGCAGAGAGGTCCGCGACGGGCACGAAGTCAGGCAGGCTTAAGAGCCAGGCATGCCCCAGTTGACTTCGTCGAGCAGAGCGACGGCGGAGGTCCGTCGCTTCGCCCAGTTCAGGATGCGCTCCGCACGGAAGGCAACCGAATTGGTCTGCCACATGGAGACCATGCTGGTTGCGGTCGGCGTGACGACGTCGTTGGTCGGGTTGTCGAGCATCTGGAGCGAAGCTTCACGCGAGACGTCGACCATGACGCCGCCTTCATCCGCGAAGTAGATGTCCGACGCATTGACCAGGGCAACGAAGCCGCCGGCCGAGACCGGAGCGAAGTATTCCGACACGATGACCGGAATACCTTCGAGAGTGCCGCCATTCATGGTGATGCCGGGGAACTCCTGCTGACCGAGCGGATTGCGCATCAGCGACACGGCGAGTGCATTTGCCGAGGACATGATGAAAACCGCAGAGGTCGGCGGGTTGTTCGCCGCAACGAACGTCGCCATCAGAGCGCGGATGTCTTCGCGAATCGCGTCAGCGTCGTTTCCGCTGGATGCGATTGCGACCACACCATTCGTGATCGATGCCGGGGATACGCCGGCCGCAGCCGCCTTGTCCGGGTCGATGAAGTCGATGTCGATGCGCTCCGCAACAGCCGCAGCCAGTGCATCGCGAAGGATGGCATCGGCGGAAGGGCTGGACTTGCGGAGCAGTTCTTCCGTCACGACAGAGATCGTGGCGACCTTCAACTCATCGAGCGTGGTGCGGTTGAAGTCGAACGCCGTCAGCGGCTTCGGCCTTCCTTCCCCGACCCAGTATGCCTGACCGCCGCCGGTCTGACCGATAAGCGGGGTGCGGAACGGGACGCGTCGAAGGTTCGGGATATTGCCCTGACCGAACTTGCCGACGATGGTCATGGGGCGGAGGTATTCCGCAAAGTCGGCGTAGACGGATGTCTCGTCACCGACGAGGTCTTCCGCCCAGTTGCCGGCTACGGAAGCGCCCGCGACGACATTCGCCTTGCTCACGATGCCATAGACCAGCGAGTTTTCGCCGTATAGCGCCTTGGCGACGTCAACCTGGCGATGTTCGCCCTGGCTGAGGAATGCCAGCGCCTTGACCTTGG